ATGAGCGCATTGATGCGTTCCTGCGCGAAACAGACCGAGAGAAAGTATATCCGACACTGTATTTTTACGACTGGCATCATCGCTTGACCGGTTCGTGCGACATGGGGCGAAAGCAGTTTGCCCGTGACCACGGTGTTGACCTTGAGCACGGCATGATGACGCTGATGGAGTTTTTGGAGCTGACAAAAGACGCTTACGGAGGCGATGTGATTCGAAAAGTGATTAGTAAGATGCAGGAGGTGGAGTGATGGAACGACTAACATACCGTGATAAAGACAGATTCCCGATGATGAAAAAACGTGGTGGAATCAAACAGGGAGGCGTTGAGCGCCTTGCCGCCTACGAGGACACGAGGCTGACGCCGGAAGAAGTGGCAGCTTTGGGAAGACTGTTTGATTACGCTTTGGAAGAATCTAAAACGCTGGCGGAGCAGCTTGCATTGCTCAATCGCATCCGCGAGCTGGCCGAGGCCGACAAGGACGGGCGGCTGGTGGTGCTGCCGTGCAAGGTGGGGGACACGGTGTACATGATCGAGCGCATTTTTGACATTGATAATGGCGTATGCGATGAGATATGCGCCAGAAAGGTAATAGGATACGGCGGGAACAATCTGAATAAATTGTGGCTCATAGGGAGCGGAGGCATATGCAACGTCTCTATTTTCGTTTCGGAGTTTGGCAAGACCGTATTCCTGACCCGCGAGGAGGCGGAGAAAGCCTTAAAAACAAAGGAGGGGTAATATGCCGCATGGTAGCGCAAGTCAGTCTGGCGAGCATAATGGCAACTATAAGCATGGTGGGAAAGGAACAAAACTATACAACGTCTGGCGTGCTATGCGTAAGAGATGCGCCCTTAAGACTGATACGCATTATAAGCGATACGGGGGCCGAGGTATCTCGGTATGCGAAGATTGGCAAAGTTTTTTAGCGTTTAAAAAGTGGGCAGATGAGAACGGGTATAAAGAAGGCCTTACCATTGACAGGGTAGATAATAATGGGGATTATTGCCCAGAAAATTGTCGTTGGGTTGACAGAAAAACTCAGGCAAACAATTTGGAAGTGACTGTGAAAATTAAAGTAATAGATACCGAAAAGACGTTGCATGAGTGGGCTGACTTTTTAGGTATAAACCCGTATACGTTATATGATAGGCTGAGGGCTGGATGGCCGCCAGAACGTGCTCTTTTTGAACGCGTAAGTTTAAATAAATATGAGCACCAAAAGAAAGCATTGGAGGCGATGAAGGATGACTGACATGGAACGCAAAACATTCTGCGCGGCGCTCAGCCGCTACGGCGCGCAGGCGCAGATCACGATGGCCTTTGAGGAGATGGCCGAGCTGCAGGATGTGCTGTGCAAGTTTCTGCGCGGGCGCGTGGACGGCGACACGCTCGCCAACATCGCCGAGGAGATCGCCGACGTCGGGATCATGCTTGACCAGATGGCGATTGAGTTTGAGGTCGAGGACGCGGTGGCGGAGCAGCGGGCATACAAGGTCCGGCGGCTGCGGAGCCGGCTTGAATACGTGTGACAATGCCTAAATACATCGAGCGCACAGAAGAACTCGTGCTTGCCATGAACGCCGGTGCGAGGGCAATCGAAAACACGAAGCGTTATCACGGTGCTGTTTACACCAAAGATTTGTTTGCAGATAACTCACAGGAAATCCCGTACTTGCTGGCTGCCAAAGTGTTGCGGGAAGTAAGCGACGCTCTCGCCGTTGATGCCGTGGTCGTTACGCGGTGCCAGGGCTGTAAGTACAGTTGCAAAGATGGAAACGGACGTACCTGCGAAGGCTATTGGTATGAGCTGAGCAAGTACGCTGTCCCAGTAAAGGACGATGCTTTTTGCAGCTACGGAAAGCCGAAGGAGGGCGCGGAATGAGATTCCTGGTAACACTGGCGCTGGATGCGCCGGACGATGCGGATCCGCAGGGGATCAAGGAAAAAGTGGCGATGGACTTTGAAAAGTACGGCGGCGTGCGCGTGGTCAAGGTCGAGCGCGTGGAAGAGTATCAACAAATGACAATGGAAGGAGATTGACATGCAAAAAATCAACCTGAAGAAGACCACGAAGGAACAAATGCTCAACATGTTGGAAACGGCGTGGCAGGCCAATGCAGGGGCCGACGAGGAGATCGCCGCGCTAAGTAAACGAATTGAAGAACAGAACGACGCGCTTGCCAAGTGTGTTGCCGAGAAAAATAAGTTGCGCGATCAAGCGCGAGACGCAACGGGTAATGCAGAATACTGGCATGGTCGGTTTAACAACGCCTTCAACGTTACAGAGGTACAGCGTCAAAGGATAAAGGAAGACGCTGATGAGCTGCGCCGTGAGCGCGTAAATGTTGAGACGATGACTAATCAAAGAAATGCAGCGATTGCGGAAAGCAAGGACCTGCGCACAAAGCTCGCCGATACCGAGGCGGCGCTTGGGCGGGCGAACGCGGAGGCGTCGCGGCTGACGCATGATTTGACAGTTGCGAAAAATGTGGGTGTGCAGTACGCATCGGCATTTAAGTATGCCGTGGAGCATCCGTTTGAAAACTTGTGGAAGTGGGTCGAGAGAAAGCTGCGGTGGGCCGAATGAAAAGGAAACGTATGATTAAGTTGCTGATGAGCGTTGGCTTTGATAGAAATGCTGCAGTGCGGGAGGCAGACGCGTGCGACGGAAGAACTTCGCATATACGAATTATGAACAGATTATGCGTTGAACTTTTGCGGATTTACTACAAGCAGCTGAAAAATACCGTTATTGAGGGCGATATGACCGGCGCTGTTTCCGGAATGTTGGGAAGTCATCTGTATGGATGAATATTGCATCGTAAAGCAGCGGGCGGGCCCTTTGGTCAAGGTGTTTTCGACGGATCGTGCGTGCTTTTTGCGGAAGAACGGCGAGTGCATCCGTTCCCGCTGCGGGCCGGCAATGAGCCGCACGACCGTCGACAAGCTGGAGCTGCGGCTTGCGCTCTTTGAATACGACGGCGTTTTCCACTCGCTGACGTTCGCGCCGGAGAATCTACCGGCGAATCGAAAAGAGGTACAACAGATCTGGAACACCTACCTCAAGCGCCTTAAGCGCTGGGGCAGCGGCAAGCCGGTCGACTACGTCTATCGCATCGAGGGGCTGCATGACAGCCTGCACATTCACGTTTTTCTGCGCAACAGCGAGTATCCTGCGGTGCTCGTGCGGCGACTGTGGGACTGGGGCGAGGCCTACGATGTACCATACACAAAAAAGAAGATCCTGCAAGAGGACGGCTACCGCAGGCTCGCCCGATATTTTACCAAAGAGCGGCCGGAGGTCGGGCAGCACCCATGGGGGCCGTCGCGGACGCTTAAGCCCAAAGTGCCGCTGCCAGAGGTCAAGACCAGCAAGACCGGCCGTATCTACGTCCCGCGGGATGCGGTCATCTTGCCGCTCGAATACAACGAGGCAAAAAGCGACTGGGGCGTGTACTCGTACAGCAAGTATTTGAGTTACTAAAAAAGCGCTTTTATTTTAGATATTGATTTCTTATTCTTGAAACCTTATGAATATTTACGGACAACCCCCAGAAAGTGAGGAAAAAGCATTGCAAAACAGTGCAAAGACTGCTAAACTGGACACAAAGAACGGATTGATTGTTTGCCCGAACTGCGGGCGGCTCACATCGCAGGCCGTTCGGCCAGACACAGAGGCGCGAAACCTGGTCCTTTGGTGTCGAAGATGCAAGGCATCGAACATCGTGAATATCGAACATGGCGCGTGCTCGCTTAGTAGCCACTGCTGACAAACCCGAATCTCGGGGAGTGTCGGCGGTGGCTTTTGTTTTTTGCCCGGAGGTGATAGCCCGATGGCCTTAAAGCCGCTCCGACCCTGCCGGCATCCCGGCTGCTGCGTGCTGGTGAGCGATGGTTACTGCGACGCCCATCGGCCGCGCGGCGACCGGCGCAGTGAGGAAGCGCAGTCCTGGCGCTGGATGTACCAGACCGACGAGTGGAAGCTCGACCTGCGGCCAGCGCAGCTCCTGCGCGAGCCGTTCTGCCGCGAGTGCGCCCGGCGTGGGCGGCGGGTCCGCGCGACAGACGTGGACCACATCGTCGACCACAAGGGCGACTGGCAGATTTTCTGCGACCGAGACAACCTCGAGAGCCTCTGTCATAGCTGCCATAGCCGCAAGACGGCGCGAGAAATGCACGAGAATCGCAGCAAATCAAAGCGCCGCAGCGCTGCGGCGCGGCAGTAGGCTTGGGCGCTCGGGCGTGTCGCGCGAGCGTCGCGCGGGGCTTCCTTGCAAACCCCTCCCCGGGGTCAGAAAGTTTGGGCGCTGCCCTTGGAAACCGTGAGGCCTCCTGCGAACGAGAAATTTTCCCCACGGGGAGCGACAAGAAGGAAGTGAGAACATGAGCGGAAAGAGACAGCCGACGGCGCTGGTGGAAGCCAATGGCCGGAAGCACCTGACGCAGGCCGAAGCCGACCAGCGGCGCGACCACGAGGTCTATATGCCGCCGGCCGATGTGGTAGATCCGCCGAAGTGGCTGCCGAAACGTCTGTGGGCGGAATACTGCGAGATCGGCGAGATGCTCAACGGCGCAGGCCTGTACGCCGAACTCGACCGCGACGTTCTCGGACAATATTTTATTTGCCGCGATCGCTGGACCAAAGCCGATAAGAAAGCGGCAGCGGCCATCAGCAAGAACGACGAAAAGCTCGCCAAGGAATGGGCGAGCATCCAGGGCGCTTATTTCAAGCAGGCGCGCCAGTGCGCCGAGGCGATGGGGCTCTCCGTCACCTCCCGTTGCCGGATCGTTGTTCCGACCGCAGTTGTCAACGCGGCGGGTACTGTTGCCGGCGACCAGGGCGGGACGGATGAATTCACCGAAATGCTCCGCCGCCGTCAGGACAGCGCCTTGAGCAGGAGCGCAAGCAGTGGCTGAGCGATACGATCAGGAGTCCGGACAGTTTGTCTGCGACTTTATCAGCCGGCTGCCGACGACCGATACCGGCAAACTTTTCAACCTGTATGACTGGCAGCGCAGCGCGCTGATGGAATTCTACGGGACACAGGTGTCCGAACAGGACATCAAGGATATCCCTGCCCCGATCAATGCCGAATGGCTGCGAAAATATTGGTATCTCTATCTTGAGATCCCCAAGAAAAACGGCAAAAGCGAGCTTGCGGCCGCGCTGGGGCTCTATCACCTGTTTGCTGACGGCGAACTGAACGCCGAGGTTTATATCTGCGCGGCGGACAAGGAAAACGCTTCGATCGTCTACAATGCGGCGGTATTCATGGCGACGAGTGCGCCGTGGACGGCAAAAATGGTCGCACGCGGCGAGCTGAAGATCACCGAGAGCCGCAAGCGCATCGAGTACCGCCGCCGGATCAAGACCAGCAACGGCGGATATAAGTGGGTCACTATCGGCGTGATGCAGGTGCTTTCCGCCGAGGCATACAGCAAGCACGGCTACAAGCCGAGCTGTGTCATCTTTGACGAGCTGCACGCCCAGCCGAACCGCGACTTGTGGGACATCATGACCGGCGAAGCGGGCGCAAGCCGAAGCCAGCCGGTGTGGATTGTGCTGACGACGGCCGGCGACGACCCCTGTCGCGGCAGCATCGGGTGGGAGATTCATGATAAGGCGGTCGCGATCCGCGACGCCAGGCAGCTGCGGCGCATCCAGGAAGAAGGCGGCGACGCGCGCAAGGTCCTCTCGCTAAGGCATGCCGCTGACGAGGACCTTGCCGACGCAGAGCGGGAGCTTCTTGAGCGCGATGAGGAAAACTGGCTGCCGATCCTGTACGGCTTGACCGCCATGTTCGGTGACGACCCTGACGATCTTGCCAAACTCGATATCTGGGATGAAAACCTGTGGTATCTCTGCAATCCTTCCCTCGGGAAGCACCTACGGCTGCGCAACGTCCGAATGGAGGCAATGGCCGCCAAAAAGAGTGAAGCAAACGAACGGAAATTTCGCTGGCTGCGCCTGAACCAGTGGATCACGACGAAGGCGGTCAGCTGGATCTCGCTCAATCTGTACGACAAAACGCAGTGGGGGCCGAGCAAGAAGGCGGCACGAGAGGAATTTCTGCACCAGCTGGACGGCATGCTCTGCTACGGTGGCGTCGACCTGTCGACAAGCCGAGATCTGACGGCATTTGTACTGATCTTCCCTCCCCAGCCCGGACTCGACATCGCCGTGATCTGGCCCTATGGCATCTGGAGGCCGGAAGCAACGGTAGATGAAGCTGAAAGCCGAGATCATGTTCCCTATCGAGACTGGGCACGCGCAGGTTTTTTAACACTCTGCCCCGGCGAGGTGAACGATTACGATGACATCGAGTCGCGTATCCGAGAGGCAAGCGAGCGGTTTGACCTGCAGATGGTCGGCTTTGACCCGTATCTGAGCCGCACGATCACGCAGCGACTCGCGCCCGTTGTGCAAACCATTGAGATCCCGCAGGATCTGAAGAACATGAGTCCGGCGATGAAGGAAATGGACGACATGATGCAGCGGCACACGCTGCTGCACGTGCATAACACGTGCTTCAGGACCACATTCGGCAACGTGAGGTGCCATGAAGACGGAAACGGCAATATCAAGCCGATGAAGAACAAATCGACCGGCCGCATCGACCCAACGGTCGCCGCTATCATTGCGATGGCGGTTTGGATGATCGCGAAAAATCAGAAACCCGACCTTGCCGAAGCTGTTGGCCGGCCGGGATTCAGTCTGTGAGGAGAAAAGATGAAAAGAATTGCCGCAGCGGTACAAGGCGCCGCGCTGGTACTTGGATGCGCGCTGATTGCAATAGGAGCGGCTATGATCTACGTTCCGGCCGGAATGATCACAGCGGGAGTCCTGCTTGTCGCAGGAGCTGTGCTCGATGGCTATGACGATACCGACGAGGAAGGAAAGGACGGATCTGAATGAGCGTTATTAAAGGGCTCCGTGCAGCCACCGCACGGTCGCCCACCATCAGAAAAGCGGTGACAGTCGGCGCACTTGCGGCCTCCGGTGGTCTGGCTGCCGGGGAGGACGTACAGAGCGTGGCGCGAAAGCTGAGCGCGGTAGACCGATGTATTGAAGTCCTGAGCGACAGCATGGCGAAGCTGCCGAACTTCGTGATTGACAACCGCAGCCGCGAGCATGTACCGCACGATATCCTGTATCTGCTCAATGTGCGGCCAAACGAGGCGATGACGCCAGCTATCCGCAAAAAAGTGCTGGAGACCAGCCGTCTGGAAGGCGGCAACGGGTACGACTGGATCATCCGCGATCCGTCGACCGGACTGCCGAAGGAGTTGATCCCCGTGCCGTGGCAGCTCGTGCAGCAGTGGCATGACAGCGCAGGCCGCATCTGGTATGACATCACGCATCCGCTCACCGGCGAGCTGATGCGGTTGGCAAATGAAGATGTGTGTCACTATAAAAACGCCACGCGAAACGGTCTGAAAGGCATCGGGACACTGTCACGTGCAGAAGATGTTATTGCCGCGGCGCGTGCAGCGCAGCAGTATGACGCTTCGTACTATCAAAACGGCGGCCAGCCCGGCGGCGTGCTGGAAACAGAAGCCGATCTCGGCGGCTATGCAAAGAACGAGCGCGGCGGCGTACTGACCCGCCCTGACGGATCTGTTGTGACGCTGAAGGATCAGCTGCGCAGCGAATGGGAAAAGGTCCACCTTGGCCCGAGCAACGCACACCGCACGGCGATCCTTGACCTCGGCCTCAAATACACGAGCATCGCCAGTTCGAACCGCGATGCGCAGTTTGTGGAAAATAAGGAGATCTCCGTCAAGGACATTGCCCGCTACTTCGGTGTGCCGCTGTATAAGCTGAACGACGGGGCTCAATCTTACGCTTCCAACGAGCAAAATTCCATCGAGTACGTTGTGAGCACGCTGCATCCGATCGTGACGCAGTATGAAGAAGAGCAGACTTATAAGCTGCTGACCGACAGCGAGCTGAAAAAGGGGCTTGAGATCCGCATCAACATGATGGCTGAGCTCAGGGGCGACGCGGCCAGCCGCGCCAACTGGTACCGCACCATGCGCGACACGGGCGTGCTCTCCGTCAACGAGATCCGCGCGCTGGAGGATCTTCCCTTTATCGACGGCGGAGACACTCATTATGCCAGCCTGAACTATGTGCCGCTGAGCGAATTTGTTGAGCTGAGTCGCCAGCGGGCGGCGGGAAAAGAACCCCCGCCGCAGTAAAACGATGTTTGAAAACTGCATCAAAGGCTTGTGACGCCGAAAGCGATCACCGGGAGTTGACACCCGTTAGGCGAAGAGAGCGAAGACAACAGCGAGCGCAGGCGGCTGAAAACCTGCACAGGGATTTTTTCAAAAACCTCTTGACTTGTTGTTAACAACAGTGTATTCTGTAGTTAGCAACAAGGAGGTGAGAACTTGGCTGAAAAAAGCCGTGCTGAGTATTTTCGAGAACTAAGAAAGGCCAAAAAACAGTTGGTTTTTATGGTCGATAAGGAAAAAGCCGAAGCACTTGACCGAAAGCTCGCCCAAAAAGGCGAAAGCCGGACCGAATGGTTCAGGAAAAAGCTCGACGAAGAACTCAGTGAATAAAAAGGGACGCCCACCCTCCCGCCAAGAAGTTGTGGACGCCCAAATCACCAAACCTTTCGGCTTGATAAATTCATTCTATCAAGCCTCTGAGGGAAAATCAAGGAGGTTTTTATGGAAAGCGACTATGACCTTGCTTCCGTTATCGAGCTGTTCCGTTCCCTGACCGAGCAGGATCAGCAGGATATCCTTGCCATGGCCGCACGGCTGCAAAGCGAGGCGGCACATGGGTAAGCTAATCGACTTGACCGGACAGCGCTTCGGGCGGCTGACGGTAATTTGCAGAAACGGATACGGACACCACAAGCAAAATGCCAAATGGTTATGCCAATGCGACTGCGGAAACGTCAAGGTGGTCGATTCTGCTTGCCTGAGAAATGGAGGTTCTAAGTCCTGCGGTTGTCTGGTTAAGCAGTTAACACGAGAAAGATTCCAGAAGCATCCCCAAAAAAATGAGAGACTATATCGAATCTGGAAAGGTATCCGAACCCGCTGTAACAATCCAAGGTCAAAGAATTACGAAGACTATGGTGGCAGAGGAATACGTGTCTGTCAGTTGTGGGATGATTACGGGGCGTTTGAAAGCTGGGCCTTGCAAAATAATTATGAGGATCATCTAACCATAGACAGGAGAGATAATAACGGAGACTATTCTCCTGAAAATTGCCGATGGGTCGACCGACGTACTCAAGGTAATAATACAAGGCGAAACGTCTATGTGGAACACGATGGTATTTCCAAAACGATCGCGCAATGGGCGAGGCAATATGATATCCCTTACGAAACTTTTCGGTATAGAATCGAGTCGGGCATTCCCTTTGAGAAAGCAATTATAAGATAAAACGGCTACCTCTTTTGCGGAGACGGCTACCAAAACCAACTGAGCGGACGCGCTCTCTTGGCGGCGGCAGCCGTCTCCGCTTTTAGCTTTGTGAGAGGAGTAACCCATGGAAATGATCTACAAGTCTGCAAGGCTTGAAAAGCAGGCTTTGAGCGAAAGAGAGCTTGCACTCATCAACAAGCAGTCCCTTCGGGAGCTGAGTGCAGACGAAGTGTTCGCCTTCCGCCTGGCAGCCTGTGATAACCAGGTAGACCGCGACAACGAGAGGTTCACCGAAAACACACTGGAACAGCTCGCAAAGCTGTACATCGGCAAGACGGTGCTGCTTGATCACGTTTGGAGCGCCAAGTCGCAGACGGCGCGCATCTACAACGCCTATGTGAGCGGCGAGGGTGACGTCAAGCGCCTGATCCTCTGCTGCTACACCGTGCGCACAGAATCAATGGCTGACACGATCTCCGCCATCGAGGGCGGCATTCTGCGCGAATGCAGCGTTGGCTGTACGGTTGAGCATGTGCTTTGCTCCATTTGCGGCGCGGATCAGCGCACAACGCTCTGTCAGCACCACGGCGGCCATGAATACGACGGCAAGATTTGTCATTTTGACCTTGTCGATGCTTGTGAAGCTTATGAGGTCAGCCTTGTGGCTGTTCCTGCGCAGCCGGAAGCCGGTGTCGTTAAAGCGAAGCGCTATGGCGGTACCGAGGGAAAAGAACCCCATGCGCCGGGCGGCGCAGACGATAAAGAGCGCTGGCAGGACGAAGCTGCGCTCGCGCTTGAAAAAATGAGATTTTAAGGAGGATACATCATGCGCAGAAAGTACAATGACCTGCTGGCGAAGCGCGCCGGCATGCTGGCAGAGGCCGAAACGCTGCTGAAGGACGGCAAACGTGAGGACTACAAGTCCAAGATGGCCGAAATCGGCAACATCAACGACGAGATCACGGAGGTCAAGGCCTTCATCGACGAGCAGGACCGCCAGTTCCTGGAACGCAAGGACGATCCCGGCGAGGCGAAGGACAAGGCTGCTGAGCGCGGCAATACCCTGATGAAGGGCGGCAGCATCGCCCTGAGCGCGCAGGAGGTGCGCAAGGGCCTGTATCTTGCCAGCAAGTCCGTCACGCTGGCGACCACCACGCTGGTGGAACCCACTGGCGCGGGCCGCAACATCCGCGACGGCATCGGCAATATGGTCAGCTCCATTATCGACCAGGTCTACGTGCAGGATCTGACCGGCATGGGCTCGTTCCTGGAGCCCTACGTCATCAGCGAGCTGGACGCCAAGGGCGGTAAGGTATCGACCAACGCGGGCAAAGCGCGTACCGCTTCGAGCGACCCGACCTTCGGCGTGGCCAAGATCAGCCCCTATGAGCTGAACACCACGAGCTACGTTGACCGCAACATCTCGCGTCTGAGTCCCGCAGGCTACTACGACAAGATCTACGGCATGGCGCTGCGCGCGATGCGCCGCAAGGCCTGCGGTCTGATCGCCAACGGCGACGGCCAGGCCTCGCCCGACATGTACGGCATCAAGAACGCCAAGAACACGGCGGGCAGCGCGATCTTCGCTTCTGTCGACGTGACGGCCATCAACGAGAACATTCTCGACGAGCTGTTTTTTGCTTACGGCAGCGATGACGCCATCGGCCAGAACGCCCGTCTCTACCTGACCAAGGCAGACCTGAAGGCCATCGGCAAGCTGCGCAACAGCGACAAGGAGCGTGTGTTCAAGATCCGCTACGATGCAGGCAATCCCAACATCGGCACCATTGAGGATGGCGGCACGATCATCCCGTATACGATCCTGCCCGACCTGACGAGCCTGTCCGGTGCGACGCAGTCTGCCAGCGCTGCGATCCAGACGATGCTCTATGGTGACCCGAGCAACTACGAGCTCGGTCTGTTCGGCGACTTCACCGTCCGCGTGGACGAGAGCATCAAGGGCGAGGAGCGTATGCTCACAATCCTGGGCGACACGATGATCGGCGGCAACCTGATTGTCGACAAGGGCTTTGTGGTGGCAACGCTGCCGAAGAGCGGCAGCTGATAACCGATGGGCCTGACGGATGACCGCCGGAAGGCGCTGGCGGAGTACTGCCGTGTAGATGATGACGATGCGCTGCTCAGCGGCTTCTTCATCGCGGCGACCGGGTACATGGAGACCGCAGGCATTCGCGAGCCTGAGATCGGATCTCCGCGCGCGGCACAGTACGACCTGTGCGTTAATTATCTGGTTCTTGATATGTACGACCGAAGAGACGTGAGTTTGGCAGGAACGGTGGTCGCTGACAATCCTGCCTTTCGCCGGATGGTAAATCAGTTAAAACTCAGCGAGCCGGGGTCCGATTCGGGCACCGGCGGTGATGGAGAATGAGCGATGACATCGAAAAGAAATCTGCTGGCCGACAGCCTGCGGCAGCGCGTCGAACTGCTGGAACTGCGGTTTGACCGAGTAAAGAACGTATACTTTTGGGGAGTGCGTCGCGTCTGCTGGGGAGGTGTGACCTTCGACGAGCGCAGCAATCTGTTTTCAAGCGTTGGTATCGGCGCACGCGGGGCAAGCATTGTTATCCGGCCTGACCGGCTGCTCACGCTGCACGGGGCCATGCGCCTTGGTGAGCAGTTTTTCTTTCTGACATCGATCGTGCTGTCGGACGACCGCAGCCGGCAGGAGATTCGTGCGGCCGTATGCGAAAGCGCGACGCTGACGGCAAAGCCGCAGAGCCGCAAGGGGCGCGACGCGCTGAACCGGCCGACGGCGCTTGCCGTGCAGGAGTTCACCTTCCCCGGCGTGCTGACGGAACGGTATTATCGCAGCGCGGCGGACGAGGTCTACCGCGGCGAGGTGCAGCAGCGCGCACTGGTGACACCCAAGGCGGTGGAACTGCGCGCAGGCGACCTCGTCCGGCAGGGCGAGGAAGCGCCCTACACGGTGCGGCAGGTGCTCGACCTGGACCCCTACAAGAACGAATACGTGTTGGAACGGAGCTGGGAGGCGTAAATGCAGAGCGTATACATTCAAGGGCTGGACGAAATTGCAAAGATGCTTGAGATGACGCCCGAGGTGATTCGCGAAGCCAAGGCAGAGTTTCTTGAAGAAGCCGGACGAGTACTGCTTGCAGATATTCAGCGACGTATCGGCGGGAACGGTAATGTTGCGGGAGCTCAAAGATATTACGTCGGCAGCGGCAATGGCTATGTTGCCGTGCGTCCCGCTGCGAGAAACGAGCAGGGTGGTTATCTTATGTCAGGTGACGAAATGTACCCTGCGGGCTATGTTACAAATGCCCTGGAAGGCGGGCATAAGCAGACCGCTGGGCGCTACGTGCCTGCTATCGGCAGGCGGCTGAAGGAAAACCGTGTATTGGGTAAATACATGTATCAGGCAGTCGGCGGGCATGAACTTCAACGTGTTGCAGAGGAAGGCGCTGAGGTGATCGAAAACAAAGTACGCGCACATCTGGAGGGTCGATCGCATAAACACCCGAATACATATTCTGATATGGAGTACGCTGCTGTGCTGCGCGCGAGAGAAATGCAGGCGGCCGCAAATGCGGCAGGGAAAAAGATATGGGAGATGCACGGATGAACAGCATGGATATCCTGGACGCGCTGAATGCGCGGCTGCTGGAACGCTGGCCGGACCGGACGGTCTACATCGACGTCTGCCCGATCGACTATGAACGTCCCTCCTTCTGGCTCTCGGTCACAAAGGACGACCGCACGAGGGTGACGCCAAGGCTCTGCCGGCGCAGCGTGCAGATCCGCCTGACGCTGCACGACGAGGCCGACGAGCACTACGACATCCACTGGCAGCGGCTGAACGACGAGGTTTCGGCATGCCTCGACCTGCTGGGCGGTAGCCTGCACGTGGGGGCGCGGAGACTGCTGCCGCAGCTGCAGAGCGCGCCGCGCGAGGCGGACCGCGCGAGCGTGCTGCTGAATTTTGAATTTATGGAACAGGTGCAGGAGGCGCAGCCGGAGATCCCGGCGGCGGATTCCTGCGAGATCTCCGTGCAGGTAAACGGCGGAGAAATTTATCAAAGGAGCGAATGAGTATGGGACTGCCTGAACTCACTTTTACCCTGAAAAAAGCCGCGGAGACGGTATCAACCCGCATTTCCCGCGGCGCTGTCGCGCTGATCCTGCGCGACGCCAAAGCGAACGGCGTACACGTCGTTTGCCAGGAGAGCGATATCCCGACGACGCTCGGCGCGGACAATATCGCATACATCAAGCGTACCCTGATGGGCTACATCAACCGCCCGAGCACTGTGTACGTCTCCGTTGTGCCGGCGGCCGGAACGATCGCGGCAGGCTTCGGCGCGCTGGCGGCCTACACCTATGACTACATCGCGGGCCCACCCGACATCTCTGCCGAAGACGCCACAGCGCTTGCCGCGCTCGTCAAGGAGCGCCGCAAGCTGCGCTATATCGGCAAGGCGGTGCTGCCCAACACTGCGGCGGATTATGAGGGCGTCATCAACTTTGTGTCTGCCGGTATCGCCGCCGGCGGCAAGACGGCTTTCTCTGCCGCGGCTTACTGCTCGCGCATTGCGGGTATGCTGGCTGGTACCCCCGCGCAGTGCAGCGCGACCTATGCGCAGCTGAACGAGGTGACCGGCGTGACGGCGACCGAGAACCCCGACGCAGCGGTCGACGCCGGCAAGCTCTTCATCATCGACGACGGCCGCGTGCGCAAGCTGAGCCGCGCCGTGACCAGCAAGGTCACGATCGGCGACACGGAACCCGAGGCGCTCAAGAAGATCAAGATGACCACGGCCATCGACCTGATCCGCTACTACGCCGTCTCGAGCGTCGAGGACGACTACTTCGGCAAGTGCGCCAACACCTATGATGACAAGTGCGTCCTGCTGCTGGCGATGCAGGACTACCTCAAGAGTCTGGAGGACTCCAAGGTGCTGGAGAGCGGCTCGTCCGGCGCGGTGCTCGACGCCGACGCGACGCGCAAGTATCTCATCACCGCCGCCGGCGACGATGCCACCGAGGCAGAGCGCATCAAAAAGCTCAGCGACAATGAGGTCATCAAGGAGAACACCGGCAGCAAGGTGTTTTTGAAGCTCTACGGTAACATCATGGACGCCATGGAAGACTTCGCCATCGTTTTCGAGGTCTCTCCGAGCGTCATTGCCGCCTGATAGGAGGAAACACACATGAGTGAAGCTATTGACGCCGCGCTGGTACGTAGCGGCACATGGGGCAGCCTGTGGATCGACGGTGAACAGGTCGCCGAGTGCTACGGCTGCCAGGCTAAGATCAGCAAGACCAAGGAGAGCGTTCCCCGTTGCCGCGCCATGATGGAGGACAGCAAGCTCGTATCCACCAAGGGCACCGGCTCCATCCGCATCTATAACGCGACTTCCCGCCTCATTGAGCTGGAGGGCGAGGCGCTCAAGACCGGCAAGGACCTGCGCCACACGATCATCAGCAATCTGGACGACCCCGATAACCCGAACAACCAGCGCATCGCGCTCATGGGCGTCAGCTTTGACGACCTGACGCTTGCGGACTGGGAGGCCGCCAAGCTCGGGCAGATCGAGTCCCCGTTCACATTCAACGACTATCAGATGCTGGACACCTGAAAATATTGCGCAGCACCGTCGGGAGACCGGCGGCGCTGCGCATAGTCAAATTTGGAGGGAATTATGGAAAATACCATCGTCAATCAGAATGTCACCGCAGAGCAGCCGTCTGTGCTGGATCTGCTGCTGGGCGAAAAGGTCGTCAATGTGGCGAAGCACCTGCCGACGGCCAAGTTTGAGATCCCGCGCCTGAGCGAAGCAGCCGGCACGCCGGTCATCTTCACGCTGCAGGCCTTGCCCTATGGGCGCGTGCAGGACATCAGCCGTCTCGAGCAGGACGCCGAGCTTCAGATCTTGCTGGCGGGCTGCATCGACCCCGACCTGAAGAGCGCGTCGCTGCAGCACAAATTTGGCGGGATCACGCCGGCGGAGACGCTCAAGGCGATGCTGCTGCCCGGCGAAATCGCCGATCTGAGCCGCGAGGTTGAACGTCTGAGCGGCTATCGCCGCGCGACCATCGAAAAGGTAAAAAACGCCTGACGGAGGGCAGCGATCCGGAGCTGGGACTCACCTACTACCTTTTCCACGTGCACGGTATCCTGCCAGGCGACTACTACGGCCGCCCGCAGGGAGAAAAGGACCTCATCTGGGCGCTGTCCTCCTATGAGGCTGCTGCATGCAGCCGCCCCGCGCCGCGCAGCAAAGCCATCAAGGTCACGCGGGGTAAAAAATAAAGCCGCCCATTCGGGCGGCTGAAACTCTAAATGAAAAATGGAAGCAATACCGCAATCAGAAGTGAGACTGCTATTGTGATGATAGATGTCTTCGTCATAGGTATCACGCTCCTTGCTTTCATTATATGCATTTTCGCAACAAAGTCAATGATAAGGCGGTGAAAGAATTGCCAGAAACCTCAATCGTAATCAAGACGCAAGACAAGTCTTCTGAGGGGATGAAGACGATTGCGAAGAACGCCGCCGATCTCGGCAGTAAGCTCCGTGAACTTCAGGACAAAGCGCATTCTCTCAGTAAAGAGAAAGCTACGCTCAATGCGAACTTCGATAAAGCAAAAAAAGAGCTGACCGAAGCAAAGAAAAAATTCAATGAGACGCAGGATGCCATGGATGGCCTCAAGATGGAGGCCGCACAGGCGAACTTCGATAATTTATCCTATCAGTTCCGTTCCGTCAGCAAAGAAGCCGAAAAGGCCCGCAAGGAGATCGAAAACCTTGACACGAAGGCCAACAAGGCGATGAACAGCTCGGGCGGCATAGGCGGCGGCTTCAAGTCGATCACAAACGCACTCGTCACTATGCAGGCAGCGCAGATGATTGGCGGCGCAGTACAAGGATCTCTAAACACAAAAATCGGCAGTGCTTTGGGAAGCGATTCCGGTACCCTTGCATCCAGCATGATCTCCTCTGTGCTCTCCGGCGCAATAACCGGGTCAGCATTTGGGCCGCTCGGCGTGCTGGCAGGTGCCACAGTAGGCGGCATTACCGGAGCAATATCGGGAAGTGCACAACGATATGAATCGCAGGATTCCTCCTTCAAGTCTTACGTGCAGGACGCTGTGCAGGAGCAGCTGGACGCGCAGAGCGAGTCGCTGACGAGCGGCAGCTCGATCGCCGCGGGGCGCGAGACCGACAAAATCTCCTTCACGACGCTGTTCGGCAGCAAAGAGACCGCGGACAGCTATCTCACAAACCTTGTCGGCATGGCCAACTCGACGCCGTTTCTTTATGACGACCTGACAAGCATGAGCAAGACGCTCGCGACCTACGGCTACGATGCAGACAGCATCCTGCCGGTCTTGCAGACCATCGGCGACGCGGGCGCGGCGCTCGGCCAGTCTACGAACGATATGACCGCCGTGGCCACGGCCATCGGCCGCATGAAGAGCAGCAACAAGACGACGCTCGAATACCTCAACATCCTCAATGACCGCGGTATCGGCGCGGTCGGGATGCTCTCTGACGCATACGGCGTGGATCAGGGCACGATGTACAGCATGATCTCCAAGGGCGAAGTTGCCGGGCAGGACGCTGCCAGGATCATTCTGGACGCGCTCTCGGACAGCTTTGCAGGGTCAATGGAGGCGCAGTCCAAGACCTTCAGCGGCATCACATCCACCATTGAGGGCCTGCAACAGGAGCTCGACAACGCCATGGGCGAAGGCTACAACCAGACGCGCATGCAGGGCCTTGAGGCGCAGAAGGAATGGCTCGCCGGTGACAGTGGCCAGGAAATGCAGGAAGCCTACACCGCGATCGGTGCCTGGAAGGCCTCGCTGGAAAATGCCAAAGAACAGTACATCCGCGACGCGATGAACGACGCCATGGGCAGCGAGGCGTATAAAACCGCCGAAGCCGAAGGCGACGCTGCCGAGATGGGCCGTATCTTGATGAAGGCGAAAATCGACGGCATGAACGAGTATAACGCCAACGAAGGCAAGGATGAAGAACTCGCCCAAGAGCTGAGCCTGATCGAGTCTGTGCGCGACGATACGGCGCTCAACAATTCTTACTGGAATGCCGGTTATACGCTCGGACAGGAGTTTTCCAAGGGCCGCGCCGCAGCGACAACGGATTCCGCCTGGGCGGATGCGGTGAACAATTTCAATTCCGGTTATACGAAGCACCGTTCCGGCCACCAGCGCGCCATGGGCATCGACTACGTCCCTTATGATAACTTCCCCGCCCTGCTGCATGAGGGTGAAAAGGTCCTGACGGCCGGCGAGGCCAGGCAGGAGAAAAACGGCGTCAGCGGCATTCAGATCGTCATGAACGGCACTGTCATCCGCGAGGAGGCAGACGTTCAGCGCATAGCGCAAGAAATGCTCAACAAGCTGGAAGAAGCCAACATGAGGGGGTAATGCCATGCAATTCTGTTTTATTGCGAACGGCGACGTGCTGACACTGCCGATCACGCCCGCCTCTTACGAGTGGACGACGGGAAAGAACATGGAGACCATCAATATTTCCGAGTTGGGTGATGTTTATCTCCCGGGTGGTCGCAGCCGGCACAGCGGTTCGATTGATTGCCTGCTCCCCTTTCGGGATTACCCTTTTATCATTGCAGGGGCAATCCTCGACCCCGGTTATTATCTGGAGCCGCTGCGCTACTGGGCGGCTGAAAAGATCCCCGTGCGATACATTGTGACAGAAAGCGATATCAATGCGCTTGTGTATATCGAGAGCGTGACGGCAAAGGAGCAGGACGGCACGGGTGATGTTTATTGTACGATCTCTCTGCGCGAGTATGTAGATCTGGAGGCACAGGAGGTCGCAACGCTCAACACGACGCGCTATACCGGCAACAGCGGCCGCAAGAGCGACGCCGCGAAGGACATCGCCTATCACCGCGTCGTCTCCGGAGACACGCTCAGCATGCTCTGCCGGCGCACCTACGGCGACGGCACGGCGAGCTACTACAACGCCCTTGCCAAATATAACGGCATCAGCAATCCGCACCTGATCTACGTCGGGCAGACGATCAAGCTGCCGCCGAAGGATATTCTTCTGGGAGGCGGCTGATGGAGATATATTTGACACATGACCAGTCGACCCGCCGCATCACGGATATCCTGCTCAACTGGTCCTGGAGCGGCGATAAGTCGACGCTGGTGCGCCAGCTCGTCGCCGAGATCGTTTTTGATGAGTCGACCGGCCTGCCCGTCCCTCAGATGGGCGACGCCGTGATGATGACGGACGACTCCGGCAATCCGATTTTTGACGGGGTGATCCTGCGCAGGAGCGCGGGCAGCGAGGAGACAAGCATGAGCTTTACGTGCTTCGACCGCGGAATCTACTGCCGGCGCAACGACGGCACCTATAAATTCCGCGACGCGACACCGGAGAGCATTACCCGCCAGGTCTGCGCCGACTACGAGATCCCCGTCGTGTCGCTGCCGTCGACCGGCGTGAAGATCAACCGCAAATTTGCAGGCGTCGCACTGGATAAGATTTTTGAAACGGTCTGGACGTTGGCTACACAGCAGACTGAGAGGAAATATGCCATCACCTACACGCCGAAAGGCCTTCTGGTGGCCGTCCGAGACGTCAGCGAGCGCAGTATCGTACTCAAAGCCGAGTCCAACCTGATGGACGCCAGGACGGTGGAGGACGCGACAAACATAGTCAACAGCGTGGCCATCTACGACGCCGACGGCAGCTTTCAGCGCCGCGTGGGTACCGATGATGCGCAAAAGCTCTTCGGCATGATGGAGCGCCATCTGACCGAAAATGCCTCATCTGACGTCGACATCGACAAGGAGGCGCAGGCCCTTCTTGATGAAGGTGGTATGGCGCAAACGGTCACGGTCGATGTTCTTGGAGATCTCTCGCTGATCACCGGTCAGACGGTCGTCGTGCGGGAGAACAAGACCGGCCTGCAGGGGATCTTCTGGATCGACGCAGACGTCCATACCTGGAAGCGCGGAAATTACTACTGCAAGCTAACACTCAACTGCCGGAACGTCGTTTCCGGCAACATTGCTGGAGGTGATGTGACATGAGTCAGGATCAGAGCGCACGCGATCCATTCGTCGGGATCAACCGCCATATTTCGAAACGCGCCGAGGGCGAGCAGCGCCCCGCTTACACGATTGGGAAAATCCTATCATTGAATCCCGTGAAGATCCGCGCAGACGGCATCGACCTTGAGAAAGAGGACCTTCGTGTAGCGGAATCCATGTATCCCAATTTTCTGGCAGATGTCGAAGCACGCGAAGAAAACGGCATCGAAACGCTGCTGCCTGAGAAGCTGGTGCAGGTCACGCAGAGCGCCATCGGTCCGTTTGTTTTTCTCCGGCCG